TAAACATCCAATATGGGAAATTCCAGATTTGGATAATTTAGAACCGAGTGATCGTGGAACAATTAGTGGAAACACAAAAATGTATATTTCAACTAAAGAAAAATACAAAGAGTTTGCGCTGTCATTTCTTGAAAGAATTAAAACTTTGGATTAATATAATTATGGATAATATTATCGAATTAAAGGAGGCGTATTTAAATAGGAAATTTGAATACGAACAATTTCTTGTAAGTGTACTTGCTTTTTTTCAAAAGAATCCCAAATTAAATAATTCAACATTTCCGATTATTCATTCATTAAAATCAAGGATGAAAGATCCATCTCATTTGGAAGATAAAATAAATCGTAAAAAAAAAGATGGTATTCATATTACAAAAGATAATTTATTTCATGAAATAACGGATTTAGCAGGTATTCGAGTGTTGCATATATATCAGGATCAATTTCTACCAATACATCAGTCTATTGTAGAAAATGTGGAACAAGGTAATTGGACTTTTGTAGAAAGCCCTAAGGCTTATTCTTGGGATCCGGAATGTCAAAAAATGTATGATGACTTAAACATTATATCAGAAATTAAACCGACATATTATACCAGCGTTCATTATGTAATAAAACCTAATAATCAAAATAGAAATCCTATTTGTTGTGAAGTACAAGTAAGAACACTTTTTGAGGAAGTATGGGGCGAAATTAGTCATTATATTAATTATCCTCACCAAACAGAAAGTAAATCATGCAATGAACAATTGCGAGTATTAGCGAAACTAGTTTCTACTGGAACAAGATTAGCAGACTCCATATTCCATACTTATGAAGATTTTAAGACTTCTTAGATGTAAGTAACCATAATAATTTTATGCTGATAGGCACAGCTATAGCCGTGGTTGATATTATTCTATTGGGTTATGTTTTTACAAGAAAATAA